GTAGTAGCGGCAGTAGAACCGGCAGTGGCAGCTCCAGCGGCAGCGGAACCAGCGGCAGCGGAACCAGCAGCTGGGCCCATTATGGCGCTTTGCACCGCAGGGCCGATAACTGCAGCTGCTGTGGCAATCATGGCTGTTTTGAATAGTGTGCGCCCAAAGTTAGGGTCTTTTACTTCTAACGTACGTACTTCTTGGCCAGTCAGGGGATCTAAGACATACATAGACCCGTCCCCCGTACTTCTCGTGCCGGCATTTGGGTCAAGCCCAAACATGCTGTTAAGCACTTTAACTGCCGGGTTTTTGTATAGTGCGTACTCTAGGGCAAGCTCGTACCTTAATCCTGTACGGCGTGTGATGTCCTCAGACACTAGTCCCTTTAACAACGAGTTATAGACTTGGTATTCTTCGTCGGATAGCTCAATCCCGTACTTACTCTCCATACGATCTGTAACGATGTCAGAATCATCAAGGGATAGCGAATAGTTAGGATCTAAATACCCTGAAAACGCTGCGGTTACATCGTTAATGTCGGCGTTTTCAGGCATATTCTCCAAGTTGGTGACAATGCCGCCTACTTCTTCCTCAAACGCGGGTAAGTCTTCCTCTCTAACCGACAACGACACGCCGCCCCTATACTCCGAAACGCCCGTTGCTTGTCGGACTTTATTGATGTCTGCGACAGTTAAGTTTTCCGGCGGGTTTGCTAAAAATTGTCGGTAGAGATCCGGGCCTACTTTAGAGCCGCCACCGACGTAATCGTAGTTAATTTCAAAACTACCATCCCCCGCCGCAGATGCAGCAGCTACAAATGGGTCAATAACGCTAGCGTAGTCTTCTTGAAGACTCTCATTATAAGCATCCCGCTCAGCGCGCTTCTCTCCTTTCCACGCGTCTATATACTCCTGCTGCTCTTCTTTCGGCTTGCCGGCAGCCCTATGTAGCATGTCTTGGTATTCTAGTCCTGAGTAGAGGGGGGTGTCGTACTTGGCGGTAGCGGCGGCGGCTTCATCGAACCTCGGACGAGCCGGCCTACCGGTTTCCGCCCACAAGTAGTTTTCGTTTATTTCGTCTACGTTGTCTATACCGCGCTTGGAATTTAGTATGGCCCTGTCTATAGCGTACGTATTTAGCTCCGCATTTTCTAGGCGCGCTTTCTCTGCTGCTGCTGCCTCATAAGCGGAAATTTGCTCGGGAGCTAGTCCGGCACGGCTCGCCGCTTGCGCATTGTAGGCGTCTATAGCGGCTTTAGCTGCGGCAGTGTTTATGTCCGTTCTGGATGCGTCTGGGTTAGCTGCGGCGTACTCTTCTTTAAAGCCATCAACATCAAAGTCTAGTGTCCTAGCGTTGTAGTCCTCTAAGTACGCCTGATACGCTACTTGAGCATCAGACATCATAGCGCGTTCTTTGGCGTTGTTGCTTAGCCCGCGGTACTTAGCGTCGCGCTTATTGTCGTCTTCAAAATCACCAAAAAAGTCGTCGAAGTCTTTGCGCTCGTCCTGCCCTGTTATCTTCTTCAGATCGTTTTGGGTAAACGAGTTCGTAGTGCCCGTACGCCCTAGAACGCTTTTGCGGTCGGACGAATCGTACAAGCTACCTTCAACTGCGGTGTTGTACGCATCTATAGCCGCTAGTTGCTCTTCTGATAGCGCGTCTGGGAGCTCTTGTCTGGTGCCTTCAGCTGTGTAGTATTGCCTGTACAAATCCTGAAAATCAGCGTCCGACAGGCTTTCAAACCGACCTTGTTCGTTTGATGATAGGCTCGACAGATACCGCTGAAATCCCACATCTAACTCCGCTAAGTATGGGTTCTCAGCAAAATAAGCCTCGTACGGATCAACCTCAACAGCCGGCACCTCTGCAGGAATACTCACTGCGTTCTGCGTAGTAATCGGGTCAACGGCGTAGTCAGGCCCAGTCTTAGCTTTTGGTATGTCTATGGGCTTTAAGAGATCCTCCGGCACTGTATCGTCCGGCATAAAATCTTGCGCAGGTAGTATATCCAGAACATCTTGCTCAGGAGCAACCGAGCGAGTAGGCGTAGTGCCCTTCTCTAACTCTTCGATAAGGCGTAGTTGTTCTTCTGGCGTCAATGATTCTGGCATGGTCGTGCCCTAGTTATCGTACAGTATGGCTTCGACAAAGATCGAAACTTCATTAGTGCCATTAGAGCCCTTGGCTTCAAACTGAAAGTCTGTCTTTTCAGCGATGCGGAACGGCACCTGTCGGTCAAAAGACTGCTGGCCGTCCTGCCATGTGGCCTCCGCTACCCGTAGCACGCGCCCCTCTGGGGTTCGCAGGTGATTGCGGTATGTCAGGTATTGGTTGCCGTTTACTGTGCCCGAAGTCAGGTCGATACGCAGCAGATACAGCGTTTTGTTCCGTGGAACAGTGTAGACGCACTGCTGTGTAGTGCCTAACCCCGCGTCAATAAGTCCAACCTCTGTGCCATCGTGCTCTATGGTTATATCACCGGCGTTAGATCCCGACAGGATAATCGCGTTGTTTATACGTAGAAACGTGTTAGTCGTAGATACAGGCGTAGTTCCCGTCAGGGTAACTGTTTCAGTGAGTACGTCGTAGCTAGAGTCCAGCCCAGTAATCAGCACGTCCATAGTGTCTGCCGTAGAGGTAGAGACGAGGTCTAGGGTATCTGCCGTAGAGGGGAATGAGTACGTAGTGCTGTCGTTCCAGATAGTCTCGAACGCCGTACCCACATCACGGTTAAACCCAAATATGTTAACTGCCGTCGCGCCGGCTACAAGCCCTTGGGCGACGTCCATATAGTAGCTGTTACTTGAACTCATAGCGTTTCTCAGCGCGTTATCTAGTTGGTTGAAGTATATCCGCAAAATGTTATTAAACTGCTCAAACGCCTGCTGATTATACTCCGAGGGGGCGTAGGGCAGTGCCGGAGCCTTAAACGGCACATTATATCTAGTGCTATCGCCGGGCATCAGCGTCTACCGTCTGGGCGCATGTCGATACGCGGGGTACCTAACTGCCAGCTTACGCCTAAATCAGTGGACTCAATCTTGACAGCTAACTGTCTGCCACGCACGCGCGTATTTATCTGGCCCGTAAACTGCTCCACTGGCAGGGTAGCGGTTCGCGTTACAACCGCCGAGTTATTCCCGGCTACCGAAGCAGGGTCGTTATACCCAGAACCAGAATTAGCCAGCGGTAACAGTGTCATTGTGGCGTTGGGAGCCTCGTTGTCTGAGCCATCGAACGTAATATCCGGCAGTACGCGCCAGATAAACATAAACTTGTCACCGTCCTCAATATCAAACTGTGCGGACGATACGTAAGCGTTTATAGGTTGTGATAGTTCGGTAGTGTTACAGTCGTTGCCTATCTCGTGCTCTACGATGTTGTTACTGTAAGTAGCAGCTATGGGGTTTTCTCGCAGGCCAGAGTCCAGCCATGCGGTGCGAGCCATAGTGCCGTAGTACCAGATCTGCTCTACGTAGTTATATACTACGTAGCGATCAATGGTGTTGGAGTTAGCAGAGCAATAGAACCACCACACTTCGTGGAAGCCTTCGTTAGTGCCGGCAAATACTTGATCGTACTGCTCGATATTGAAATCGTTAAATACGTACCTACGTACGTCACAGGGTAGCGGCAGTGTGCGACCGTCATACATATAGAACTTGTCACGGCCCATCCAGAACGCTATACCGCCGGCATAGCCCACGGCGTTTTGTGATGCGATAGATATGTTTTCACCAACAAGTTGCGGTGCCCATACGATAGGCGCGCCCACATACTGCAAGGCGTACAAGGCAGAATCTGTCCACACAAGGACTTCTTGGCGCGACTGTACGGCCGCGACAATTTTACTGCCGCGCGATAGGCGGATACTACCTGCTTGGTTGAGTGCTGACGGGCTCCACTCTACGGGGTTTTCTTGGTCAGACCAACGGATAAGTAGCGAGTCTACTGTAGTAGTAAATACATCATTTGTGCCGAACGCAAACACAAACCGGCTAATATCCGAAACTAGAATGAGGTTTTGTTGGATGGGGACTTCTGACGCGCCATCAAGACTAGACAGAGCTACGGCACGGGTATCAACGCCATCACTGTTATCCCAATAGTATATAGGGCCGCCACGAGGGCCAAAGATAAGATCTTCCCCAAAGTTAGACTGACTCCACAAACGAATAACTGTAGCCGAAGTGGCTCCCGTACCAAAAGCACCATCATCCCAAGCGCCAGCCCCCCAGCCAGATTCTGGAATTGCCGCGGCAGCGCCTATGTTTATTTGATACGCTGCGGTGACTGAGCCTCCGCCCGTAGCAGACGACGTAGCGTTAGTCCCTACGTCAATGCTGTATGTGCTTGGGCTTGTTAGGGTAAGTTGGTATTCGCCGTCAGGAGTCACGCCGCCAACAGCAGAAGCGCCAGAAAACGTAACAAAATCGCCGTCGTTAAAGCCGCCAGCGGCATCGGTAACCTCGACGATAGAAGATCCTGATGTAGTTTCAAATGGATTAGTCAGGCTCTCAGTTGCACGTAGTGGGGTAATGTCCTCGTACTGTGCGCCTTTGGCCAGATAAAACTTGAGGTTAGTGCCTACACCAGTAAGCGAGAGGTCACCCAGTGTTACCCAGCTCCAGAGAGACCTACAAACACCCAAAAATGTAGCCGATGAGATACGCTGCCAGCCACCAATCTTCTCTGGTAGGCCTTGGCGGAAACGCACTTTATCGCAGTCATACCAACTACCTTCGTTGGTATAGCGCGTGTTCTCTCGGTTTACTCCGGGCTTAATCTGGAGTTTCTGGAGCGGCATACCGCCTCCTTACATAGTGTCGCCAAGGATCGGGGGCAGCGTAGTTACACGAATAGCGACGTTTTGGCGTAGGTTAAGTGGCTGCCCACAGTCTGAGCAAGTATCCGCGTCCAGCTCTGTTTCGTCCACATCATATCCGCAGTTAGAGCACACGACCTCGATGTCGTGCTCAGGGATAATCGTGCCGCCAACTTTTTTAGCTTCGTTACTTACTTTCATGCCCAAAACTCCTCGGGGTTTACATATTCGCCCCACACGATAATCTCGTAGTGGACGTGGTTCTTCATTTTTCGTGTGTCAGTGTTGTACTTACCGGCAATATCCTGCACCTTGCCGATTGGATCTTGTCGGCTAACGGAATCACCAACGGCAACGTCAGGACTAACGTAAAACATACGATGGCGAATACCATCAGTGTCAGTAACCTCAACGTACCTAAAAGATAAGTCGCTAGCGTATGGGTAGCCAAGTTTAGTCACCTCTCCGTCTACGGGGGATATCAATTCAGCACCCGCAGGTGCCGTATAGTCTATCCCCTTATGCGTCCGGCTTCCGCGAGAAGCGCCAAATTCGCCACTCCCAAAATCGTCAGAGCCGCGCTTCTCCAACATTACAGTTATCATGGTATCTTACTCTAACACATTATAGTCTAGGACGGACAGTTGTTCTATGCACTTCGCCATCGGTCTCGTGATAAGTGATTATCTTAGCACCTCTTGCCGATACCCAGCCACCCCTAGCTGCATAGGCGTCACGGCCTGACAGGCTTGGGTGCTGTTCTACTATGGCACCGCCATCCTCGACAACGCGCTCGTGGTGAAAGTGACCGCAGTGAATGTACGAATAGTCGGCTTGTCCCCACATACGTCGAAACCTAGGTTCGCTAGAGAACACGCGCTGTAACTGCTGCATCTTGACTTTGTGGCCGTGGTGAAAGCCGAGCATGCACTTGCCGTGTAGGTGGGCATAAAACGGGAAGTCGTTGTCTATTACCGATACGCGTGGCTCATCCTTAAACATGTGCTTGATATGCTTGCGTAGCCAGATAGACCCACTGATGTCGTGGTTGCCCTCAGCCTGTACGACAAATACTTCTCCAAACTTGGCCAGCATGATGCGTATAGCCTCAACCATGATGTCCATAGTAAGCTCAACCAACTTACTATATCGCGTGTCCGCATCGAGTACGTGGCCAGATTGAGGTGTCACTGCAAGGATGCCGTCCCAGTGCAGGAAGTCTCCTAGCTGGTTGAGCATGCCGTAGTGTGCCTTGGGCGCTGCGTCTACCATCTGGTGGATTGCATCGAGAAATACTTGTCGAGCGATGTCAGTGTCCCAATTGTCACCTGTCTCGGCCTCGTAGGCGTACATACCCAAGTGAAAGTCCGTAATAGTCAGCAGGGAGAGTAGCGACTTGTCGGTAGTCTTAGGCGCCTTTGTGGGCTTAAACGCCTTGAAGTTAGTCGAGCCTGTCTCCAGTCGCTCAATGAGCATCTCGATCTGACGCGCTTGGTCGGTCTGAGTTTTAACCCACTGACCGGTTATTTTGCCATCTTCGTTGTAGTACGTAGATACGCCCTTGACAGCATAGCCGTCTGGCGTGGGGTGATTCAGGTCGTTGTCCGGTGCATACCCCTGACGAGCTGCGTGGGCTAGAACCGTCTTTAAGGCTCTACATATATTAGACGTATCCACCCCTAGTTGCCTAGAGATCTTCCGCACAGATCCATACTCAAGATATGCGTTTACTAGATCTTTTTGTTTCTGAGTGTTGCAGTAATTTACATGCTCTTCCGTGAGAGCTGCGTATCTACTAGGCATGGTGCCTCCTGCATTTATTGTTTTGCTACACCTTTGGTTTTTTCTACAGTGCGCATTGCGCCGAGACCGAGCATGCCCATAAGTACGGGCAACATCACCCCAGTGTCAGCTTGTGGTATGTGAACACCAAAAGCACTAGCAATAGGTGAGATAAGAAAATTGATCCCAAAGCCAAGCACACAAACCCAGCCAGTGGCCGGTCGCCAGCCTGACTGCCAAAAGTTGCCGCGAGCCTCCGCTTTGTTGACTTCAATCTGCTGTAAAGCAATTTCGTGTGCCTGCTTGGTTGATAGTGTTGCTATTTCGTGCGCTAGCTTATCGCGCTGATCTTTTCTGGGATTACTTTATCCAGCAACGTAGAGATTGGGTCAATCAGTGATAACAAGTTCATATTATAGGCCCATCTTAATGATAGCGGCGATTATACCCGCGACCGCAACCCACACAACGCGTTCAACCCATAGTCCCTTGGCATCGTGCAGCTCTAAGTTCTGAATGCGCTTCTCGTGCCCCTTAATCTCATCTTTGAGTGTGTCTTCAACCTCATCAATTCGTTGGTGCGCGCGTTCTGAACTTTGGCGTGTCTGAGCGTGCCTCTCTTCAAGAATGGTGAGCTTTTGCAGTGACTTATCTATGCTGCTCATTACACCCTTAATGTCGCTTACATCGTTAGCAGTAGCGTTGAGCTTGCTCTCGAGTTGGGCCAGCTGTATTTCAGTTGCGGGCATGGTGTATCCTTACTTATTACGGGGCCGTAGGCCAGTTAACTGAATAGGGGAATCCTTCCTGATCGGTAATGTCTCGCAGTGCTTGGCGGTATACGGCCCACGCAGCTTGATCGACCGGCGCATCAGCTACCTGAGTCCAGTCTGAGTCAGACAACAAGCCGTCTCGTCTAGCGCGTACATTACGCTCTGCTACAGACTGCTCTAGCCTAGTGACACGCCAAGACTGTTCCCACCGACCCACCTGCAGCTCGGGTAAAGCCTGTCGTAGGGTCTCCACATAAGCATCAAATGAAGGTGCGGGAGTAGAGTGTACTTTATATACCCCGTATTCGGCCAGCACAGCTTCGGGTACAGGTTTTGGGAAGGAAACATTGGCATGTTCCAGCTGCAGATCCCCTAGTGAGTACGGAAAATTAGTTATCTGGTTGCCAGACAGTTTTATATACATGATAACTCCACTATGTTATGTCTAACTGTATTAATGAATCAATTCCACCGTCTACGATAATAAATGTTAAGCCGGTTGACCTGAAAGATAGGCCGACACAATTACTTCCATAATCATAGACTTTTGTTAACGTAGTTAAGTCCCACGCTGTACTTAGGTCGTATTCGGTAAGATTGGTGGGATTACCTGAGACGTACATCTTAGTGCCATCAGGCTTAAAGGATAGGGCGCTTAAATTAGCCCAGTCGCTATCAGGTTCAAATGTAGTGTACGTCAACGTGGATACGTCCCATGCCGTACTTAGTGTGTACTCGTAAACGTCGTCAAGCCGCGAAATATACAACTTAGTGCCGTCCGGCTTTATGTAAAGGCCTCCACAAGAACTAACTATATCCGCGGACTGTAGGAAACTAGCGGTGCTTATATCCCACGAAGTACTTAAATCGTACTCATATACATCGTCGTTTTGATCCCCGCAGATATACATTTTATTGCCATCAGGCTTAAAAAATATGTCTCTTGGGTTGTTATCTTGGGTGAGAACGGAGAAGCTCTGAACAAAACTAGCGGTGCTTATATCCCACGCGGTGCTGAGGTCGTATTCTCGCACGGAGTCTAGGCTACTGCCCACCGCGTAGAGTTTAGTGCCATCCGGTTTGACGTACACACCCTGCGGATTAGCTTCTATGCCCGATAGCGACAGCTGCCTGCCCTGTATAGAAGTGACATCGCCCGGAGTCGGGATGTCTATAGACTGTACAATGTTCCAAGTGCTGAGATTGGTTCTTGCGGAAGTATAGAGCTGGGAAGAATCAGCGTTGAAAACGACGCCCGCTGGATTAGAGAAAACGTACAAAGGTACATCGCCAACAAAAGACATCGTACCTAAATTCCACGCCTCCCCCAAAGAAAAATAAAGGAGTGCTGGGGATTGTGTATCTGCCAAAAGTAACGTCGTCCCCGAGGAAGTAAATGCTATATCCTTCGGCGTAGCATGCCCGGATGTTGTAACGTCTACTTTACGCACAAAAGTCGCGGTAGATACATCCCATGCAGTACTTAAAGTGTACTCTAGTACAACGTCCTCTGCGTCATCTGTCACAAACATTTTAGTGCCATCAGGCTTAAACGTCAGCCCCTGTATGCGGGTTACGTTTGCGGATAAATCCTCAGACTGAAATAAAGTCGCGGTAGATACATCCCATGCGGTACTAAGGTTGTATTCTCGCACGGAGTCTGCGCCAGCTTGGTACCCAAGGTACAGTTTAGTGCCGTCAGACTTAAAAGCAAAACCAACACCGGCTACATCCAGTTCTGCAATACTAACTAACGTGCCAGTAGATATGTCTCCTGCTGTGCTTAAAGCATAGGTGTATATGAAGGCGGGGTTAGCCGATTTCGCGTATAGCTCAGTGCCGTCTGACTTTATCGCTAGGAATGTCGGGCCTGCGGCATAGGTAGTGAACGGCCCATCGCCGGATAATCTTGGGAGTAGCGCAGGTCGATCTACCTCCCAAGCATTGTCCAACTCAATTGTCTGTACACTATAGACACTATCTACTTCTAAGCCAGAGACATTCTTTGTTGAGTTAGATTGGATAAATAACTGAGTGCCATCAGAAGATGCGGCCATACCAAAAGAGGTTATCAAGTAAGAAAAAGTCCCGCTGGTTTGAGTTACCGTAGCAGTAGATACATCCCATGCCGTGCTAAGGCCATACTCTATTACTTTGTCGTAGTCAGTGGAAGCACTTTCCCTACCCAACAGCAGCATCGTAGTGCCGTCTGGCTTAAACACTAGCCCTGCTGGCGTAGTAGTAGCACTGGACACAGACAATGATTGTTGAAAGCTAGCAGTGGACACATCCCACGCGGTACTAAGGTCGTATTCGTAAATAGCATCCGCAGTAGATCCCGTCACGTATAGTTTTGTACCGTCAGGCTTAAACGCCACCGCCATTGGGCCAGTGTCCTGCGCAGATGTCAGCAACACCTGCGAATAACTTAGCGTAGACAAATCCCACGCGGTGCTGAGATTACACTCGTATACCCCGGGAGTTGAGCGTCCAACTAAATATGCTTTAGTACCGTCGGGCTTGAACGTAATACCGAATAACGAAGAATCTGCGGTCATAGTCCTAAACCCGACATAAGTTGCCGTGCCGAGATCCCACGCTGTGCTTAAAGTGTACTCTTTTATCGCGGTGCTGTTATATTGTACGGTGTATACCCTTGTACCATCAGATTTAAAAGCTATGCCCGCCATGATATTTATCGAGGCGGACAAATAATTTAAATCTGCCTCTAAACCACCAAAATCCCACGCAGTGTTTAACTCCATAGGGTATAAATATATTGATTGGAAGTCATTCTGAGGGTTAATATAAATTTCACTCCCATCAGAGACAAAGAATACGTTGTAGACATATCCGGGGTATATGTTGGCCTGCTTAGAAAACGATGCAGTGCTTACATCCCCAGCTGTACTTAGGGCATACTGATAAATATCGCCAGTGACTCCGCCACCAAAAACGTACATTTTAGTGTCGTCAGAGCTTAGCAAGATATTTCTGAACGTAGCTGCTTGCCCAGCTACTGAATAGCTTTGCGAATAACTAGCAGTACTAGTGTCCCATGCGGTGCTAAGGCCGTACTCATACACTGAAGTACCGCCAAGAACGTACATTTTAGTCCCGTCGGACTTAAAGGCTACGCCGACTGGGTCGCTTGTCTGCGAAGCTACCGAAAAAGTGTTTGCGTAGCTAGCAGAACCTATTTCCCATGCGGTACTTAAATCATATTGTGCTATGGCAGCTGGACTACCCCCCACCACGTATACTTTAGTGCCGTCGGGTTTAGCGGCTATCCCTTGTAGGCTAGAAACCTCCGCCACGGTGCGTCCGCTAGATTGGACTGAGGTATCCCCATCCCATGCAGTAGATAATGTTATAGACATTATGCCCGTGTTTCTAAGGGCAAGCACTTTAGTCCCAGCGGAGTTCATTGTCGCGTATACAAGATCACTAGTTACCGGCCCCGTACCATATATGTCGAGGTAGGCTGTAGCTTGGTCGTCGCCCGTATACGTAGCGAAAGCTAGCTCCCACGCGTTAGGTTCGGATGGGACAGAAGCGGCACGTAGTTTGTCTGGAAGCATTAGGCGTCCCCCACTCGGGCTCCATACAGAGTACTACCAACTTTCCACAGCTGTATAGTGGTGTACCCAGACGTGTTCAACGTAGGCGCAGTGCCACTATCAGTTACCCACGTTATAGTAGGCCACGTTATGGTAAAAGCTGCCCCATCGTCAACTAGGAGCGTTATAAACTGGCCGGCGGAAAGCGAGTCTGTCAACGTAGTGTTGCCGGTAAGTGTTTTAGTTTGGATCGTGCCGTTACTAGGCAGTAAGACAGTACCTGATAGGCTATACACGGTCTCAGTTACGCCGCCACCAAAAGCGGTGTTGTCTGCTGTCAAGTTTATAGCGCCTGTGCCATTAGGCACTATGTCTATATTGCCATTAGAAGCACTGACTATGTCGTTGCCGTTGACTTCTAGATCGCCACCTAGCTGTGGGCTAGTGTCATCTACTACCGCGGATATGCCAGTATCGGGGGTTGCCGACAAAACATTAGTGCCGTCACAAAATACCACATCGGTAGCGTCGTCCGCGATTGCCACCCCAGTACCAGAAGCGGTCTTGAACGTGATGGTCTCGCCAGTAGCGTTAGTTACTACGTAAATCTTAGATGCAGCAGGGCAAATACACGTGCCGGCACCGGTCAGCTGATTACCAGTGTCGCTCATGTAGATAATCGCGCAGCGAGATTCTGAGGTAGCCCCGTTAGCTGTGGTGAGCGTGTGCGAGTTAGCTGACCACGTATCTATTACTGCACGTCCAGCGACAGCCTGCTCTACCATCTGGGTGATTTCGTCGTTTACCGTGTCACCCCACGTACCAACAAGCTCTCCCGATACGGGGAGCGCTAGTTTGAGAATGTTTGTATATCCAGTTGCCATTTGTTAAACCTCTATGCTACGTCTACCCAGTCTGGCGACTGAGAATCCGATACGTTTGTCCAGTCAGCCGTTTGGCCGTCTTCAACATCTACCCAGTTTGGCGTTTGCTCATCATCTACTAAGCTCCATATATTGGGGGAGCCTGTTTGCCCTGTTGCAGCAACCCCTATGGGGGTTATGGTAGCTCTGGCTACGACTGTAACTGACCCTAACGCAGTGGTTCCGCTGACTCCTGTCGGATTTACTCGCGTTACAGTCTGAATTGTTACCGAGTTTACCTGCCCCGAAGCGCTAAGTCCAGTAGGTAACACGTTACCAGATGCGGTTACATTTGCATCACCTAACTCACCTGCGGCCGACACTCCTGTCGGTACCACAACCGCGGAGGCGGCTACGTTTACCGAGCCTGCTGCGGTTGTGGCTTCAAGCCCTGTAGGCTGTACGTTTGCACGGGCAACGACGGTTACGTTACCTATTGTGCCGACAACTTGTAGGCCTGTGGGCTGAACTGTCGCATCCGACGTTACAGTAACCTCGCCAAGCTCTCCAGATGCGCCTACGCCGGTCACGGGTATCAAAGCGTCAGCTGCTACATCTACTGAACCTACTGCGCTGGTGGCTTCTATGCCTGACGGTTGTACTTCAGCGGTTCCAGTTACTTCGGCATCGCCTACTGCACCTGTGGCTTCAAGGCCTGATACGGGCACATTTACGCCCGCGCCCTCTATTACTGTAACGATTCCGGTATCGCCAGCCGCTTCTACACCCGTCGGGAATACTCCAGTGCCCTCAGCGACACTTACTGAACCTACTGCACCTGTGGCTTCAAGGCCGGTAGGCTGGACTAGGGCATCTGCGGCAACTGTTACTGAGCCTACTGCTCCGGCGGCTTCAAGGCCTGTCGGGTTTACTTCTGCGGTTCCCGTGGTACTAACAGTACCGATAGCGCCGGTAGAAGAAACGCCGGTCAGGTTGAGTAGCGCCGAGCCTGTGATAGCTACAGTACCAACTCCGCTTGTAGCCTCGATCCCAGACGGAGTTGTGGTACCCGCACCAATGATAGTAGCAGACCCAACTTGGCCTGTAGAAGAAACGCCGGTCAGGTTGAGTAGCGCCGAGCCTGTGGCAGTTACGTTGCCTATGTTAGCTGTGGCGGAAACACCAGTAGGCTGAACCGTGACGTTCTCTATCGCTGTAGCGGTTACCGTACCTACTGCACTTGTCGCTTGTACGCCAGTAGGCTGAACCGTGACGTTCTCTATCGCAGTGACACTTACTGAACCAACTGCACTTGTCGCTTGTACGCCAGT